TTTTGCTGTTGATGGTGTAATAGCACCGTTATAATGATTGTTGAACGTTGGTTTCAACGTTGTTCCATCCTCATAAAAGATACCATATAAAACACCAATCGATTCTGCTGTTGTAGCGTCTTCTGCTGTAACAACATAACCTGCCGTAACTGCAACCGCTTGTCCGTAGAACAAGTCAATGTTGACAGCTGCATCGATATTATAATTAGAAAGTCCCTGAGTTGCAGGTGTATTACCTAGCGTCCCAGCTGCTCTAAAACCATATCCTGCTGTTTGTCTATTAGCCATATGTTTTTTCTCCTTATGTACCTGCCCCTAAGGGCCTCCAGTACGGTTTAATTTAATCGTTGGAAAAGTAAAATTACTTTTTGCCACCGAAGGTTGTGCGAGACTGCCTATCAACGTTGATCGGCATACTCTTGTGCTCTTCCCTCATTAAATCGTTTTCTATAGCTTCGTCCTGACCCTGAGATTGTTTTTTAAAATATTCAGTTCTTGACTGCGCGATTTCTTCGGGTACCCTTGCGAGTACAAGGCCACCTACTCCAATCACTCCTGCGTATTTACCATCAGTGACTACGGGATAATCAGTATCTTTATATTCATCAGCTCTCACCAATTCATAACCAGATCTTAATCTTCCAGAAATATTTTTAGAATCTTGAAATCCTAAACTTTCTGCCCGTATCCATCTGTGTCGGAATCCATCCGGCGCAGTGGGTGCATCTAAAGAAGATGGAGGAGCCCACTCTTTTGGTCTTTCAGTATTTGACCGAGTTTGGCTCGCACGTGAAGTTACTTTTTTTTCTATTTCGTTTGACATATGCTTATGCTCCTTCCGTGAGTTTTAGTTGTTTTGCATACTCTTCTAGTGGCACACCTAATTTTTTAGCTATTGCTACCTGTGATGATGTGAGTCTCACAGTTTTGCGACCAGATTTTACACTTCTATTAGCTGAAGCGACCGACTGAACGGGCTTGGCCGTTTGCTTAGTTTCAGTATTACCAAATTTATGAGGAAAGTCAACTTTTATTCTATTATTAACTTCTGCATAGTATTCAGTAGATTGAGGATCAAAACCTTCAGCAACTAAGTCCTTATGGATCTCAAATGCTGTATAGGTCATCGCTCTATCTTGTCCAAACCATGTATTTTTACTAGCCCAATCCTCAGCTTGAGGGTCTGGTGCAGGTAAATTTTGTGGTTGTTGTGGTTGTTGAGGTATGTTTACAGGTTCCTGTATAACAGGTTGCTGTTCTCTTTTTTGCTCTAATTTTGCATTTTCAAATGCAAGTGTAGCAATTCTTTTGTTAGCCTCAACTTGAGCCGCTGCATCACCAGATTCAATAGACATCGCAAGATCTTTTTGCGCTGAATCCATTCCTAGTTTTACATTGTCCTCAAATTTTTTAGTATAAGCAGAATCAACTTGTTGAAATCTTTCGTTATCAATTTGTCTTTTCTTTTCTACAGCTTGTGCATATTCCACAGCTGCTTGTTCTCTACGTTCTGCTTCTCTCATTTTACGAGTAAGTTTAGCAATACGTGATTGAACACCTTTACTATAATCTTCTAAATCTTCATCGTTCTTTGTTTCTGTTTCTGTTTCTGGTTTTGTTTCGATTACTGTTTCTGTGTTTACTGTTTCTTGTTCTATGGGTGCTGTTTCTTTTACTACTTCTTCCGGCAAACTAACTTCGGTTTCTGGACCTGAAGTATCTATGTCTACCATCATCTCATCTTTTTTTATTTTATTTGCTTCTGGCATAGTGTCCTTCCTATGTTAATATTTATGTAGAATATCCGTTGGATCTTCTACGGTTGCTAAAACTTCATCTTCATTTAGAAGACGTACTTCACCACCATCAATTTCTATTCTTGATCCGGCATAACGTGCGAAGACTATCCAATCACCAACCTTGCACCATGGACCATTTGGATATCTGTCTTTATCTAAATAACAAGCGTCTCCCATTGCAAGTACACTTCCGCATTGTGATGCAACTTGTTGTCTGTCTATAGTTTCGCCGCCAAGTAAGATTCCGCCTTTTGTTTTTTCATTCATTCTAAATGGTAAAACAAGCATCCTCCAACCAGTTGGTTTTGGTAGTTTTGTTTCTTCTTTTGTAACTTCTTTTTTTTCTGATTTTTTTACGCCAACAAGATCTTTGTTAGGTAATTCAATTTTTGGGTTTGTGGTCCCCAATATCGATGACTGTGCCTTCATTTTCTTTTTGCTCCTTGTTATCTAGCAGGTTAGAGATTTCCTGTTTAGTTGCCTCTAGGGCGTTTATTTGTCCTAATATATACTTGTAATTTTCCATGGTGTCAACACCCGTTGTTACAATATTAGTTAGGTTATCTAATCTATCTTTTATTATTTTTAGTAATCTTTCTATTTCCAATTTAACAATCCCACTTTCTTAATGATTTATTTATTCTGCTGTTAGGATCTCTTGCAGTTTTAGCAGAAGTTAATTTCTTTTTCATACCTGACATACGTGCACAGAATGATTTACGTCTTGAGCTTGTTTTAGATTTTGTTGGTGCCTTTAGAGTGCCACCTTTATAACTTGCACGTCCTTTAGCGTTTAAACCACCAGAGGGTGATTTACCTTCTTTTCTAGTCCAAGCTGCGCTTGCCATTACGCTTTCTTTTTAATAGGTTTAGCTGTCTTAGCAGCTCTTTTAAAGTTAGCTGCAGTTGGTGCACCTTTAGCTCCAGGTTTTCTCATACTCTCACCTGAACCGGCAGCGATTCTTTTTTTCTTAGCATGAATGTTTGCGTATAATCCTGGTTTAGCCATTATATACTACCACCATTTTTCTTAAAGCCCATTTTATTTCTTACTGGAGTTGGTAATTTTGCAAGTCCTGGATTTTTTTTCTTATTAACAGGTTTTAAAGTTTTACCACCTGCTCCATACATAGGTCTTTCCATCATTCCGCCACCCATTTTATTTTGTCTATAGTTTTTCATTATCTTCCTACCTTTTTCATTGCTTGGTTATGTGATTTTTTAAATGTTGTACCTTTTTGCATTTTTTTTTTCATTGTAGACATATGCTTTGCAGTGTGGTGCACGCTATGTTTTTTTAAAGTATTCTTTTCTTTTTTATCAATCACTATTTTTTAACTCCGTTGTTTCTAAATATTTGTGTACCCTTTATACCAAATATGCTAGCGCATACAAGTACCCATAAATTAGTAAACCATTTTGGGAGTGCTTGGAAATGCTCAAAGAAAATTTTTATCTTGTCCATAGCCTGTGGATCGTCTGACCAAACCCCATATGCAAGGACAATTATGGGCAACGTTAATATTGCAAGAACTACCTCGTCCTTATAATCGTTTTGTCTAGCTTCTAAAAGTTTTCCACTAAATGCTAGTTCACCTGTGGCCATCTTAGATGCATGTTGTGCTTGTGCATCAGCCATTAACATTTTAGTTTCCTGTTTTTTTTTGTAAATATGCGTTCCTGCGTTTAACGCTAATTTAATAGCACCTAACCACATACTAATACCAGGTTACGTCTTTTTGTTTTCTTGCAGCACCAGTTCCTTTAACCGGATTAGAGTCGCCTTTAGCAATAAAGCTTTTTCCTCTAAAACTTTTCTCTGATCTAGAGTCAACTACTTTTTCTTGCTCGGGCATTACTACTTTTTTGCCGCCTGTTTTGTAATTCATCATAATATATTCCTTTTATCTGTTTGGTTTCATGTTAGCAAGTATTAATCTGTTCTCATTTGCCATTTCTTGTTTTTCAATTGACGTTTCAGCTCTTAAACCTGCTAATTCTTCGTTTTGATTTAGTTTTTGATCCGTAGAAGCCTGATCTTGAACTAGTTTAGCTCTTTCAAGTTCATTTTTCATTTTCATGTCTTGTTGTTTACGGTCATTTTCCATTGCACGAAGATCAACTTCTCGTGATTTTAGTTTTAGTAAAGGATCAGAATCAAATTGTGATGTAATTCTTTTTTCTTCCTTCATAAACTCTTCTGTCATCTCAGCAATCAATACAGCTTTTCTTGCTTCAATTTTCATAGACAATTGTTGAGTCTGCATTTCAGCTTGCTGTTTCATTTGTGGATTCGCTTGTGCTTGTTGTTGCATCATTTGCATTTGTTGTACTTGTTCTGCAAATTCCATTTCAACTTGTTCTTGTCCCATTAAAGAAATATGTTCTAAAATATTTTTTTGAATAGAAACCATGACTGGTGGGTTATTTCTAACTAAATTAGTTTCCATAAAATTTAAATGAGCAGTCATATGAGCTTGGTGATCTTGTCCTCTAAACGCTTGAAAAGGTTTTTGAGTTAATGAATCAATATGTTCTAGTGCTGGATCTTTAGGTTCTTGTGGAGCAGGGGGAGGTAAAATTTTATCGATATCTTTTACACCCAATGCTTCATACATTTTTCTATAAATTACATACATGTTATGTAACTCAGGATTAGAAGTTGCTAATTGTAATTCTGTTTGTGCAATTGTAATTCTTTGCGACATTGAGAATATGTTAGGATCAGCAACTGGAATAATATCTATTCTGTCGTCAAAATCCGTTAATTTAATATTTCTCTCTCCACCGACAACATCATAAGGATATTCTGGTGGTAAGTATGTAGCAAATACTTTTGCTAGTGTTTTAAACTCTTGTCTTAGTGAAGAATATAATCTTTTGTGAATTGCAGACATAACTCTTGATCCACGTTCTAATAATGCAACAGTTGTACCAACCGCAGCACCTTGATTACCATCTCCTACTTGAATATCAGCAATAGCTGCAAATCTTTGACCTGCTTGTACGACAATACCCATTAATTGTAATAATGTCGGAGAAGGTTCTTTGTAAGGTAGAGGAAAAAAAGCATCTCTTAAATTTCCGCCAGGAGCATCTACATCTTTAAACTCTCCAGGTTGAATTGGTTTTGCTTCATCTTTTATTCTTATCCCTCTTTGTTTAAAACCTGCTGGCAGATTAGAAAGCGTTCCCGCATCCAAGAGCTGTCTTAAAGCAGAGGTCGCCGTACGAGATAACCCACCAATCATGTGAATTAGACCAAAACCGTAGAACCCCAAACCTGGTAAAAATTTAAAATGGACAAAATAGTTTATCTTTTGTTTTTTAGGATCGTTTTGTTCAAAGTTTCTCTTAATAGATAATACTTCTCTTGATCCTTCGTCAATTGTTACAATGTAAGGAAGTCTAATTCCTGTTGGTTCCCCGTCTTGTCCCATGTCTTCGAAACCTTCTAGGTCTAAATTAATATGACACTCTAATAAAGTGTACATGTCTTCTACGCTGCCGGTTTTTTTAGTTCCGTCTAGTTCTCTTTCTTTTTTAGTAACTTTATCTTCTACGTCAGACGGTTTAGTTAATTCTACATCTCTGTAGAAACCATTAACTTGTTGTTTACGTAAATCGTTTTCAGAAATTTTAATTACATGAATAATTGCTTCGGCATCTTCTAGTGAAGTAGCAGAATATGGAACAACTAAATCATCTGCTGGCACAAACTTTGATACTCCTCTTTCTAATAGATCATCATAGTAAACTTTTTTAAATGTTGAACCTGCTAATGGTAAATGAAATAACATCTGATCAAATTCTGGTTCATACTCTTTCATGACATCCATAATTTGGTAATTCATAAAGTCTTTTACTCTTTGTGATTGTTGTTCTTTTGCTTGATCAACATTACCTAAAATTTGTGTTCTAACCGGACCTTCAGCCGGTAATAATTCTTTGTATGCTCCTGCTTGAAACTGTGTAACAGCTTCTGCAAGAACTGGGTGCGTTGCACCTGATGCTCCTTGAAATGGTTCTGATCTATTTTGATAATTAAAACCTAAAAGATCTAAACCTTTTACATAACTATCTTCCCATTCTTTTCTTGATGCTTTGTAGTCTGTGTAATTAGATTGCATCTCAGATCCAATAGGATCTAAAATATCGTCAGGTAATAAATCTGCTAAATTGTCAAAATGATTTTCTGTACCAGGAATTTTTTTCATGCCAGGTTCAAAGTCTAACTCAACTCCGCCATCTTCTAATTGTGTAACATCAAAAGGTGTATCAGACTCAGTACCTTGATCTATAAGATCAACTTCTAATTCTGGTCTCTCAACTTCAACTGCATTATTTACGTTTGGTAGGGCTTTGTCTATTTCGGCCATTTATTTTTCCTTTTGTAATTGTTTTAACTTGTTTTAAGGGAACTTTCAACCCTTGTGAGCTAGGACCTTTTAAAGGAGGGATTGTCGTTGTCAACTTTTTAATCATTCTCCAAAGTCACTTAAATTATCTTCAAATTTAGTTCCGTCTTTAATAACGTCTTCAGAAATGTCAAATGACTCATCAACAATTTCCCCTGAATTACCACGATCACTTCTTATAAATGCAGTACCTTCATCGTATTCAGATGCATTCTTAACAGGTTGACCATTTTTACCGATAATAGTTTCACCGGGTGTAAGACTCATGTAAGTTTCTTCC